CAAGCTCCTTTAGTCGTCAAAAAATCTAGTGTTACTATTTTATTTTTCATTCTTCCTCCTCCAATAATTTTATGCCGTAGTCTGTGATCTTGTGCATAGTTGCCTTTCTATCATCAGCAGCAACACGAGCAGCACGAGCAGCACGAGCAGCACGAGCAGCACGAGCAGCAACAGCATGAGCAGCAGCAGCAGCATAAGCAGCAGCAACAGCAGCAGCATAAGCAGCATGAGCAGCATTAGCAGCATAAGCAGCATAAGCAGCATTAGCAGCATAAGAAGCAGCAACAGCAGCATCATAAATAGCAGCACGAGCAGCACGAGCAGCACGAGGAGCAGCAGCAGCATAAGCAGCAGCAACAGCAGCAGCATAAGCAGCATAAGAAGCTTTTTCGGCATTTTCCTTGGTTCGTTCACAAGGATTTGCTACATATGCCTTTGCCGCTTCGATTGCATTTCGCGGAGCTGGATTATCAGGAAATTTATTTTCAAATATCGGCAGCACCAATTCAGCTGTATATACAGCGTACATAACACATTTTTTTTGTGTGAAAAGGCGTGTTAATAGCCAGTTTATCCATTCCAATTTATCCTCTGCCTGTAAATCAGTAATTAATTGCTTTAGTCCAACTTCTTTCTCGCCATATTTGGCTTCGAACCAGTCTAAACCTTCAACACAAGCTTCTTTAGTCTTCAAAAATTCTAGTGTTACTATTTTATTTTTCATTTGCTCCTCCTTTTCAAAAGTTCTGTTTTCTTCCTAGCAATAGTGTCATGTGCTTTTTCATCAATCTCAATTATCCAGACTTTATAGCCAATTAATTTGGCATTAAATAAATCTTGGCGGCACCACCTTCTTACCGTAGCTTCTGTCACACCAACTATCTTGCTAATATCTTCTGTCATCCAAAAACTTAATCCAGTCATTTCTCTTCCTCCTAATAATTATTAAAAAATAGTTTAATTCGTCGCAAAAGCAATCATCTGCTTACATCTTGAAATCATCCGTGAACAATACTTCCGTCCTTTTTCGATAGCCAAAAGAAACGTTAACTCTCGAATAGTCTCAGTCAATCCATCACTTTTGCCATGCACAGCCTCAAATTCTACGCAGCGAATTAAAAGACTAGTTAATTTTAATATATTTTCTTGACTCATTTCATTTCTCCTTCTCCTTTTTTTAAGAAAAATTTATCGGCCTTTAGCGAACAAATAACTTCAAGTCCAAACAAATTATTCTTTTTAAATTTGATGCGACCATTTTTAGATAATTCGCACCAAATCTTTTTTTCAAATTCTGATAAATTGATGTTGTTTTTAAGTAACCATTTTTTTGCAACCTGTTTTTTTTGTTCCATATTTTTTTTAAAAATTCTGAGCCTTTCCTGCTTATATTCATTAAATTTAGCTTGACGTGCCTTAATTTTTTCTAAATTATTTATATGATTTTTAATCCGTAAACTTATTCCATTGTCTTTTTTCAAAGAAAACTTTTTACAAAAATCATGCAAAAAAGCATTAATATTATTATGCGTGGCCATATCATGGCTTCCAATATCATAATCGGCTATCCCGTTCATAATCTCATACGTAGGTTTTGCTGAATGTTCCGCCAGTCGTATCTTAAATTCATTTCCGTTTTCACATGAAATATTAAAATAGCGGCTATTGCTTATGTTGCTATAGCTTGTTGATATGTCTAACTTATTAAGCCTGCACAGCCTTTCAAGCGTATCTTGTACGCAATCGTAACTTTTTTCTGTAACATGTTTCATTTTCATTCTCCTTTTCTTGTATAAAGTAATAATACTTTATGATGTAAGTATAGTTCGTTAGCGAACTTTTGTCAACAAATAAAACAAAAATAATCGCTGAAAATTACGTGAGACATTATGGATTTGTGAGGTAGTACATAAACAATTTGTTTTAAATTAGGGATTAATTTGTGCTTGTTTTGTAGAAAAGTCAGGGTAAGTTATGGTGTACTACTTCATAAGTAGGGGTGAAAGTAGGGGTGAAAGTTATGTTTGCTAAATATTGAAATTCTATATCTTATAGGCTATAATAATCTTATAAAAATATATGCGGAAATATCTTGACGAGTTCTGCCGGAGATTTAATAAGGCAAGTATCCCTTGACGTTAGGTATTGTGTTAAAGAAACTTAATCATATATCTTTTAAATAAGTAATTGACATTCTTGTCAAGTTTCTGGTTAACTGTGCTAATATAAATAACGAAGGAGCGAATTTATGACTATATGGATTTCGGTTTTGACTATGCGTAACATCGAATACTGTTATTAGGATTTTATATAAAAAAAGAGGTAATTATATGCACGATATTTTTATAAAGCTAATTGAACAGTTGAATAGCTGCGTATTCGTTCTGTTGGCTATCCTTATTTTGGCATTTTATATTATTTATAAAATCGGTTCATGGAAACAGACATTTTCTTTCCATGGCAAGAGAATTGACAAAATGGAAAATGCATTTGATAAAATTATATCGCTTGAAACGAAAGTTGATCTCATATATCAATACTCTAATCCTAATGCCACCGTTAGAGCATCTAGTCCAGCCAACCTAACAAAAGTCGGTCTCGAAATAGCAGAAAAAATAAAAGCCGACGATATTTTCAAAAAATATGCTACTAAATTGGTTAATCTCGTTGAAAATAAAAAACCGAAAAACGCGTATGATATTCAACAGGTAGCTTTTGATGTTTGCAAAAAAGAATTTTTAAATTTTTTAAATGAAAACGAGCTGAAAATTATAAAAGATGAAGCTTTTAGTAAAGGGCTCCTTATGGAAGACATTACGCTTGTGTTCGGAATTTTGCTGAGAAACAAAATTTTGGAGGATAAAAACATACCAATAGCTGAAGTTGATAAACATGCTAAAAAAGACTGATTTTAATAAAAAATTTAAAAATGATGCATTTGAAAACCTGCTTACTAAAGCGGCAATGACACATTTTCCAGAAAATGATGAAAAAGGTGGCTGTAGAAACTATTATTTATGCGTGCCAACACACAAGCCAAACAATGGCTTAAAGACAAGAATATAGACTATCTGACTTTTGAAGAATCAACAAAGGAGGCTTGATGACGCGTGTTGAATATGCTTTAAAACATATTGCAGAACCAATAAAGTATATCAAAAATTGTGATAAACTATCGCCAAAAATTAAAGAGGTATTGATAGCACGATTAACCGGACATACTTTTGCCAGTATTGGAAAAAAAATAAATTATACACGTGAAAGAATAAGACAAATGGAATCTAAAGGAATAAGAGTTTTATTGGGAGGAAATGAAAAATACAGCGATTATACATGGTCGCGTGAAAAAATAGAGGAGTAAATATTATGAGTAAAAATACCGAAAATACACCAGAAAAAACATTTACAGCTCGTCCATTTGTTAAGTGGGTAGGTGGCAAACGTTCTATTATTAATGAGCTTTTACTGCGTATTCCAAAGATATATACATCTTATCATGAAGTTTTTTTAGGAGGCGGAGCATTATTTTTTTCGCTTAAACCAAAAAACGCTTATTTATCGGATATTAATTTACACTTGATTATTACATATTGCGCTATTCGTGATAATTTAGATAGTGTCATTAAAAATCTTAAAATACATAAAAACAACCATAGTTTGGATTACTATCGTAATGCACGTATAGATATAGGTAAAGAACAAGAGCAAGCAAAGATTGCAGCCTTATTTATTTATCTCAATAAAACATGCTACAACGGACTATATAGAGTTAATAAAAGTGGCTTTTTTAACGTTCCAATGGGTAAATATAAAAACCCCGCTATTGTTGATGAATATAACTTAAAAGCATGTTCAAAATTATTGCAAGATGCTGATATTCACCAGCAAAACTTTACACAGTTAACCCCAAAAAAAGGACAGCTCTATTACCTTGACCCGCCGTATCATGAAACATACAGTGGTTATGACGGCTCTGGATTTGGAGATAATATGCATGAAAAACTTGCAACGTTTTGTAATCATATAGATAGAGCCGGCGGTTATTTTATGATTTCAAATAGTAATACTGCATTTGTACAAGAATTATATAAAGATTATAATATAGAAACAGTAAGTGCATCACGTTTTATTTCATGCAAAGGCAATGGGAGAACTAAGCAAAATGAGCTTATCATCAGAAATTACAAATAATGGAGGAAATATATTAAAAGAAAATGGATATCAAGAAAAAAGCCTTATCGTATAAAACAAGGATGAAAAAACGTTTTTTAAGGATAGCTACAGATCAACAATCTTGCGCGGAGGTTTTGGGAGATATCAATCATGGGCAAACTGTATATGCTTTTACAGGTGGGCAATTCGGCGTTATAAATATACTATCTCATCTTTTAAAAATCACAGGTAAAGCAGATGTTAAAATTATGACTTGGTCGGCCGGTGATGCTGACTTACAATATCTCTCTGATATGCTAAAAAAAAGTATCATAAAATCACTTCAGCTCCTTATCGACTTTTCTTTTCCAACACGTCAGCCACAATACTGTAAAAAAATTCTAACTCTATTTCCAAAGACAATAAAAGCAACAAATCTACACGCAAAAATTTTGATTGTTTCTAATGAAAATTGGCATTTTACAGTATTAACATCTATGAATCTTAATCAAAATCGCCGCTTTGAAAATTTGGAGATAGTAGAAGGAAATGAAATGACAAAATTCCATCTTGACATCTTTCAAGCTATATGGAAAAATAGCCACTTTATTGATGAAAAATTAAAAGCTAGCGAATATAAAAGCACAAAAAATATTATGTTTGAGGATGAAGTAGAGGCCGCAGATTTTGATTTTGATGATCTGGATTTTGATTTTGATGATCTGGATTTTGATTTTGATTTTGATTTTGATGATACGAGCGAAATAGATTTTTAATTTTATTGTCGGACGCTAGCACCAGTTTAGCACCGGCAAGCGAATGATCTGTAAGGGGGGTATATGTCAGGAGCCGGAGCACCACAAAATTTAAGGCCGCCTTTCAAAAAAGGGCAAAGCGGAAATCCTGCGGGTCGGCCAAAAGGGTTACTCAGCATGACCACGCTTTTGAAAAAGGCCTTGAATGAAAAGTTCACGCGGAAAGATCCGTTTACTGGAAAGACTGAAACAAAAGACTTTAGCGAATGGGTCAATGTCGGGCTTTTAGCAAAGGCGATGAAAGGCGATGTAAGAGCAGTAGAACATATATACGAAAGAACAGACGGAAAAGTTACGGCCGAAATAAATGTAACAACATCTAATATCGAACAACGCGAATCACTACAAAAAGATCTTGAAAAAAAGATAGAGAGCATGCTGCGTAAAGAAAAGAAAGAAAAGAAAAAGTAATGGATTTTGCAGCAAAGTTAGAATATGCAATTTTACTAAAAAAAAGCTTTAAACGGTTTGTAGAAGGTTGCTGGGATGTTGTTGACCCTAAGCCTTTTAGAAAAACATGGGATATATGCGCAATATGCGATCATTTACAAGCCGTACATGACGGTGAAATAAATCGCTTAATAATTACCATTCCTCCGGGCCGCGCAAAAAGCTTGACGAATGCGGTTTTCTATCCAGCATGGGTTTGGTTATCTGATCCAGCTCACAGATTTCTAACCGGCACCTGTCGCGATGATTTGACTATACGCGATACACTTAGAAGCCGCGATTTAATCAGATCATACTTTTATCAGACAGGCCTTTTGCAGACGCTAGAAGGCAGTAGTGCCTTTAAAATCAAAGATGATCAAGATCAAAAGCATAAATATTTCAACGATAAGCTGGGCTGGAGGGTGGCATTTTCAACACAAGGCGGCATAACTGGCGATCGTGGCGATACAATTATTTTAGATGATCCTTTAGATATCAAAAAAATAGATGTGAAATTACATTGCGATCGTTTGATTACATGGATGCAGTCCGGCATGATGACAAGATTGGATGGCTGGGAAACTGGAAAAGGAAATATTATAGTCATTATGCAACGACTAGGAACGCGAGACCCAGTTAATTTCCTGCTAAAGCAAGATGGCTGGACACACCTCAAGATTCCAATGGAATATAAAGCAGATAAAACAATCATAACGCCATATTTTCACGATAGACGTACAGAAAAAAACGAGCTTTTAGAAGGACTAACGCCAGAAATCGCCGAAAAAAAGAAAAAAGATATCGGTATATACAATTGGGAAACTCAATATAATCAAGAGCCGATAAAAATCGAAGGAAATTTAATTAGAACATCTAAATTTAAAACATATAATCCTGAAGATAATCATAAATTTTATTTAAAACTGCAGTCATGGGACACGGCTTTTAAAACCGGACAGATGAATGATTATAGCGTTGGTATTGATTTTGGCGTAAAAATAGAAAACGATCAATTATTAATTTATATTAGGAACATCTATCGCAAGCGAATTGAAACGCCGGAGCTTAAGCGTGATATACGCGTACTTAAAAAGTTATATATGCCTGATGTCATAATCATGGAAGATAAGGCAAGCGGCCAAACAATCATACCAGAATTACAGCGATATGATGGAAGCAATGAACCGATTTTTATTAAGCCTATAAAAGTGACTACTGATAAAGTGTCTAGAGCACATAGTATATCGCCAATTGTTGACAGCGGAATTGTTTATGTGCCAGAATATGCGGATTGGCTGCCGGATTTTATAAGCGAATGTGAATCTTTTCCAACCGGCGATCATGATGACCAAGTAGATGCTTTCACGCAAGGCATTATTGAAATCATTAACGATACTGGCATTACGCAGCGGGGCATGTATGAATAAACCTATAAATGATGATGTTGCAACTAAAAAGCTACAGACGAAAGTTGATGCGTTGGAAAAACAATTAAAAAGCTTTAAAACAGATGGCTTAAAAAACGTATTAACAAATCTTGGTGTTTTTGGAAAAGGCCGAACGCCATCCACCAGTTTTGCGGCAACAACACAATTAACAGCCAATGAGCTTAATAACATCTATCGCGGTGATGGCTTCGGTAAGAAAATCGTTAACATTTATGCAAACGAAATGACACGCCAATGGATTTCTATTGTAGGCGATCCATCCAATAATTTGCAGGATTACTTAACTAAACTAAAAGCAAAAACAAAGATAAATGATGCTATAAAGTGGGCGCGGCTGTACGGTGGTGCTATCGTTTTTATGATGATCGATGATGGGCAGGAATGGAGCAAACCGGTAAATTTTAGGACGATAAGAAGCCTTGAAAAATTGGCAGTATATGATCGAACACAAACACAAATCACGCAATATTATGCCGATCCATCGCAGCCGTCATTATATAACGAACCCGCAATATACACGATCTCGCAAAATATAAAGGCAACAAATACGCTGACAAAATCTATTTTAGATATACACGAAAGCAGAATATTACGCTTTGATGGTGAAATGCTCCCAAATACGCTAAGCTCTGATAATGACGGCTGGGGGGATTCGGTATTGCAGCCAATTTATAATCAGTTTATTAACATGTTGCAAGCCTACGATTACGGTAGTGAAATGTTACATGATTTTATCATCTCAGTAATAAAAATAACCGGCATGGCAAATCTGCTTAGTTCCACTGGAGGCGATAAAAAAATACAACATCGGCTTGATTTAACAGCACAAACAAGATCAATAAATAACATCATCGTCTTGGATGGGGCTGATGAGTACGAGAAGAAGCCGTCATCAATAGGCGGCTTGCCTGAGTTGCTAGATAAATTTGTCGGGGCATTATCAGCAGTTACTGGCATTCCTCAAATAGTTTTGATGGGCGATACACCTTCTGGCTTAAATTCAACTGGTGATAATGACGTACGCAACTGGTACGACAGCGTAAAATCTCAGCAAGAAGATATCTTAACCGATCCGATTAATAAACTTTTGACTGTAATAAAATCCGCACGCGATAGCAGGGTAAAGCCTGATGCTAAATCAGCTTTTGTTTTTAATCCGCTATGGCAGCATAGCCGCCAGGAAATCGTTGCGATGCAGAATCAAAAAGCGCAGACAGACCAAATTTATATCCAAAATGGTGTTTATACACCAGAAGCAGCACACCAACATTTAATTGCTGGCAAAGTTGAATATGATCCTTTAATTTTAGATCAAAACAAAGATCCAAGTTTTAGTGACTTAAACGATGGCAACGATTAATGATCTAAAAATTTATATAGAGACAGTCTACATGTCTCTTGGACTAAAACCGCCTAAAAAATTTAAAAAGCCGCCAATACCTAAATTACCGCTTAATGTCGAGCGATCATATCGTAAACAGCTACAGCAAATAGTTTCCGTAATTAATAAGCAAATCAAAGATATTTTACTGCCTTCTTTACCAGGATTAATCGCAAGTGCTGATTTGATGAAGCCGCGACTAGATAGCTATGTTGATGATCTGCAAGGAATCATGACAACAATCGGTTTTAATGTAGCTCAACAGATGCCTAATCTTGAAACGTTAACGCGTGATGTTGGCATGGCTGCATCAGCCTTTAATTATGGACAATTTCAAGGCATGATGAAGCAGGTCTTTGGTATTAGTCCTTTCGCTTCAGAGCCATGGCTAGCACAACAACTTGATGCTTTTTCAGCGGCTAATGTCCAGCTTATAAAAAGTCTACCAGTCCAAGAATTGCAAAGTGTAAATCAAATCGTTTTATCAGGTATTGGCAGCGGTAGGCAATATGGCGATATGGCAAAAGATATAACCAAGCAATTTGGCGTTACAGAGCGGCGGGCGAATGTCATAGCTCGCGATCAGGTGAGCAAGCTAAACGGTCAGCTTACTGGCTTACGTCAGCAGTCTGTTGGTATTGAAAAGTATATATGGCAAACTTCAGAAGATGAGCGAGTGCGCGATTCGCACGAGGACCAAGACGGCAATACCTACTCTTGGAATGATCCGCCTAGTGAGACTGGCAATCCTGGAAATGATTTTTCTTGCAGATGCGTTGCTATTCCTGTAATTCCTGAGCTATAGTCCATGATTCATAGGAAAACCATTCTTCAATTCAAACTTTTTCTTGTATTTGTTATACTCTTCCATATTCATAATTTTGGTTATATCACTATATTCTAATATATTTGATAACTTGCAAAATATTCTTTCAATTGCCTTTTTTGATAAAGAAGCATTAATTTTGGCATTTGACATATGATATCCTTCTTTTTTTGTCACTATATTTTTATATTTATTTTTCCACCAAAAATATAATTTCCATTTCCCATTTTTGGTTATAATCCGAACAAGGTCATTTTTACCCTGAAAATAAGTAATCTTGCATGGGCTTTCGCCTGAGATATTATGATATTTTTCTATGATTTTAGCATGATCATAAACAATATTAATTACAACGCCATTAGGATTTTTGACAGGAATTGGTTTTCCTCCAACATTTAATGATAATTTATCCCAACTAAAATCATTATGCGCTTCTACCATTTTCATTCTCCTTCTTTTTTCTTTACTATATAAGTATAGCACATTTCAAGAGAATCGTTTTGTTTTTGTTATGGATTAGCAGCAATAACCTTATAATGTGTGCTATTTTTCAATAAAAGATACAGTTATATTATATCTTATTCGTAAGACATAGGCTTTATGGCTAAATACGGCCTGAGAAGGCCATAGCGGCGATATTATTATTCTGTTAGTTTTGGTATAGATAGTGAAAAATAATGCCGTAATTGTAAATATAAAGACTTTTTTATTGACAACATGTTTTTTTTTGTTTCATAATTGCGGATTATGACTAGTGAACTAAAAAAAGTTTTACGTTTTGATATAAGCGAAGTAGGCAAATTGTCTAAGACAGCGGAAGGCTATTTGCGCGGTGATGCCGTTATTACGCGGACTGGCGTTTTTTCATATCGCTTACCTAGCGGAACGGTACGGCGAGAATTGCGCCATCCTGATGATGTTTTTAATTCTGATGCCATATCTTCGCTAAAAAATATACCGATAACGAATAATCATCCAATTACTCAAAAAGTTACGGTCGATAACGCAAAAGAGGTGAGCATCGGCTTCACCGGTGAGAATGTTCGTCAAGATGGAGGGCATGTAATAGCTCCGTTGAATATCACGACAAAAGATGGGATTGAGGCAGTTAATAACGGCAAAACGCAGTTATCTGTTGGCTATGATGTAATTTTGGTGGAGCAATCCGGCGTATATAATGGCGAGCGGTACGATGCTCGGCAGACTGACATTGTTGGCAATCATATTGCTTTATGCAACAATGGGCGGGCTGGCAATATAGCATCATTTAATTTAGATTCTGTTGATGCTGTGCAGATTGAGGAAGATTTTTATAAAAATGAAACGGGAGAAAAAATGAGCGAAACAAAATTAAGTACTATACAGCTTGATGACATAAATTATCAGGCGGAAAAGGAAGTTGTTAATGCCTTTAAAAAGCATGAACAGCTAGTAACAAAAAAAGATGCCGCGATAAAGGACATGCAAGTCAAGCTTGATGCTTTGCAAGGCGAAAAAGACGCTTTAGGCCAAAAAGTTGAAGAGCTTTTGACTCGCGATTTAAAGGCAGATATTGCTGATGCTGTAAAGACGAGAGTTACTTTACTAGATCAGGTGAAAGGTCTTTTTGCTGATGAGAAACTAGACGACTTAAGCGATATGGATATCAAAAAGAAAGTCATCACTAAGCTTGCTACAAAAGAAATCAATCTTGATTCGATGAGCGAAGATTATGTTAATGCTCGTTTTGATACAATTTTGGAACTACGCATGGACCATGTAAAAATTGATAACATTGTTAAAATGGACGCTGTTAAGCAAAAAAAAGAGGATGAATTTAATTTAGATGAATTACGCGACAACTATAATTCAATAATCGAAAATCGCTATAAAACTGTAGGAGGTAAATAAATATGTCACAGGTAGATTATAATTTGCGGATGGGTGAAGGGCAGGAAGGTTTGATTACCGACTTACGCCCTACAACTACCATTTCAAAAGTTGCAGAAGGTGTTATTGGTTTTGGCCGAGCATTAGTAGCCGGAACTAATCCAACTTTACAAGTAAAAATACCATCGGCTAAAGGTCAAGTGTTTAGAGGTGTATCAATAGGTACGTGGGCAATGGAGCGTAACACGGCCTTAAATGCCGAATATATTGACACATCGTCAGTTTCAGTTTTGCGCAAAGGTGAGATCTGGGTAGAAGTAAAAGGCGATGTTGTTATTGATGCGCCAGTTTATTATTATATTTCTGGCGCTTATGCTGGATATTTTACAAGCGTTATAAGCTCAGCTACAGAATTACTTCCAAATGCAGTATTTACATCTTCTGCCGCCGGCGGAACATTAGCAACAATCGAAATCTTGATGCCATTAGCTAGTCAAGTTGTACCGACATTGCAGACATTTGCAATTGGGCAAGATGCTACAGTTACCGCGAACAATCACGTTGTAACTATAGCCGATATGCTTGCAACGGACATTATTTTTGTCGCGAATGTTGCGCTTACAAATCCAGTTTATTTAATTGGAATTACAGCAGCAGCAGGACAATTTACAGTTGTTTGGAGCGGCGATCCAGGGGCAAGCACAATAAATTATCAAGTATTAAGAGTATAGGAGTAAAAAATAATGAAACAAGACAGTTATTTAGATCAGATTAAAAGAGCTAATTTTAATCTAGATGCAAATCAAATGGGATTCCTTGCGCGGCAGTTAGAAATGGTGGAAACGCAAATGTTACAAATTGCTTATCCAGCATTAAAAGCTACACAGTTAATTCCAGTTCAAACATTTAGCGGAGCGCAGCAATGGGCTGAAACAGCAACTTATCGTCAATGGGATCAAATCGGAAAGGCGAGGATAATTTCAGATTGGGCAGATGATTTTAAACAAGTTGGTGTTAATGCAATTGAAGTTTCTGGTAAATTTGTTGAGGAAGGTGCTAGCTATCAGTATAATTATAAGGAAATTCAGCAAGCGCAATTAGCTGGCTATAATTTGTCAACAGAGTTAGCGGCCGCAGGAAAACATGCTATAGATCAAGCTATTGATGATGTTGCGTGGTTCGGTGCTGTAACATCTGGAATTACTGGTTTTTTAAATAATCCAGATGTTCCGCGTTCTGATGTTCCAAATGATGGAGACGGAGCAAGCACCTTATGGACTACTAAAATCGGCGATCAAATTTGGCGAGATATGACAAACGCTATTTCAGATGTAAATACTATTTCAAACGGCGTAGAAACAGCTGATACTTTGCTTTTGCCGCTTGCACAATATAATTACATCGGTAATATAATTTATAACACATATTCAAGCGAGAGTATTTTGACAGTATTTAAACGTGAAAATCCTGGAATCCTAGTTGATAGCCTTTTGCAATTAAAAGGTGCTGGAACTGCTGGTGTTGATGTAATGGTTGCATATGCACGTAATCCGCAAAAAGTTGTTTATCGTCTGCCGATTCCATTTATGCAATTTCCAGTACAATCGAACGGAACCGTTTTTAATGTAAAAATGTTGTGCAGGATGGGCGATGTTGTCTTTAGATTTCCAAAATCAGCGAACATAAAAGAGGGCATATAAAATGCATATCGTTAATAAATCAAGTTATTTATATACTACTAGCGTAAAAACCGGTAAAGACGCAAATGGTAAAAGTACTTTAAAACACTTTGCCTTTCCGCCGTTTGATAAAACCCATAAAAAAGTTGAGGTGACAAGAGAGGACTATAATTTATTGTTAACTCATCCTAACTTTAAAGCTAGGGTTGATATGCGGCTGATAAAAGTTGAAGGAATGGCCGCGCCTGTTTCTATTGATGAAACGGACAAAGTCAAAGCAAAGGAAAAAACTAAAAAAGATGTTACTATTGAAGTAAAGTAGGTGGCTAAATGACTGTCTTAGAAGCTTTATCAATTATTGCTCCGCAATTTGACAGTCTTCCGCTTCAAACGCGAGAGTATTACATCGAAGTTGCGGAGCAGCAGACCTCACAATGTGAATTTGATACAGATTATATTTTTGCATCGGCGAATTTAGCTGCTCACATGCTAACGCTTATAGGAAGAAACGGCATCGGTGGAGAAGTTCAGAGTTTAAAAGAAGGTGATTTGCAGGTAACTTATGCAACTCTTTACATGGCCACAGACCCGATGCTTAATACATCTTATGGCCAAGAATACGAACGGCTTCGTAGACTGCATTTAGTCTTGTTTCGTATTGCTTTTAATCCTGTTAGCTGCCAGCAATGATTATTGATAATGACAAGAAATGGTGTCATATCAAAAAAGAATTAAAATTAATTGATAAATCATATACGCAAATCGGCATTCAGGCATCTGCTGAACCATATGCAGGCGGTAAAAATGTTGCCGAAATCGCATTTGATAATGAATTTGGAACAGGTCGCATTCCAGCGCGTCCTTTTATGAGTACTTCTTTTGACGAAAACAGAACCAAAATTAATGATCTGATTTCTAAAGAATATGACAAGATTTTAAGCGGAACTATGACGACAAAAAAGGCATTAGCTTTAACAGGCGAATGGATGACTGGAGTTGTCAAAAAGAAAATAACGGATATCAAAGAACCAAAAAATGCGCCTTTTACTATAAAGATGAAAAAGAGTTCCAATCCTTTGATCGATACCGGTCACATGCGCGCGAGCATTACGCATGCTGAGGTACTGAAAAGATGAGTATTTTTGATGATGTCTTCAGAAAAGATTATGAAGTATTGAGGAAAACTACAGGCGAATATGTCGAGGGTCACTGGAACGAAGGTGGCGAGGTTTTATTTATTATCAAAGCAAGTGTACAGCCTTTGACTTCGCGCGAAATGGACGAACTACCAGAAGGACGTAGGAAAAATCAGACATATAAATTATACACTGATACACAGCTATATACCGTACGAAATGAATATCAAGAAGGAATAGCGCGCAATCCGGACATAATTATTGTTCCCGAATATGCAACAGCAGCCGGCCATGAGCGTTTTGAAGTGATTAGAATATTTCCTTTTCAATCAGGCATAATAAATAATTACAGATGCATTATTCAATTAACTGAGCAGGGACAATAATGGCAACAGTAAGCGATATACAAAAAACTATATGGACTTGGGCTTACGAACAGGCTGGATTAAGTGGTGATAAAGTAATCTGGGAATCAGCTAATGCGCCACGTCCGGCACGGCCTTATGTATCATTAAACTTTTCGACTATAGCAAGATTTGGAGATATAGACGTAACCGATACTGATAATCTTGGTATAAGACAAATCCTAGCAAATAATTACTGGACGCTTGTAATTAATTCATTTGGTACGAATGATGCCAGTAAAATTGATGCGCAAGATATGCTGGAGACTTTGAAATTATCGCTAAAAAAAGATAGTGTGGTTTTATATTTGAATGATAATTTTATATCGGTAGTTAATAGTCTGAATATTACCAATATCAGTCAAATCATGGGCAGCGGATATGAACAGCGGTCGGCTATGGACATAATTTTATACATAGTAACGGCGATTGATGACGATGTTGGATTGATTGAACATATCGCCATGGAAGGAAAGTTTTTGAACTTTGATGGATCAACAGAAAAAGAGGTTGATATAAACATTAATTGACATTTTAAATTTAACAATGTCATAATAAAAAATATTTTCAAAATGAGGATTAAAAAATGACAGGTTTAAGCGACATAGTAAATGTAACGATTACACGTGATTATATGCCAATAAGTTCTGAAGGTTTTGGCACGGAACTTATTTTAGGTACACATAAAAATTTTTCGGATCGCATACATTTTTATAATAAATTATCAGATTTGGCAGATGATCATTTTGCTGAAACATCATTAGAATATCTTGCAGCACAAGCTACGTTTTCGCAAAATCCAAGACCAGTACAAATAGCGATTGGCAGACGAAGCACAGATGATGCAGAATTAACAGTTGTAACGGCTGCAGATAATACCGACTATATAACGACAATTAATGGCACGCCATTTTTATTTAATTCTGGTGTTGGCGCGACGGTTGCAAGTATAGCCACTGGATTAGTAGCGGCAATCAATTTGGGTGCAGAACCAGTGACGGCAAGCGATGGCGTAGGCGGCGTATATACTATAGCTGCTGATGTTGCTAATATCGCCTATTCATTGGCTGTTGATGTCAACCAAAGTATATCAGCATATCAGCCAAGCGATACTATAACTAATGACATTGAAGCTGTACAGGCTGAAAGTAATGACTGGTACGTTCCTACTGAAACGCTACATGATGCAATAGATGTTTTAGAGCTTGCGGAATGGAGCGAATCGCACAATAAATTATATGGAACATCAAGCAGTGATACGAACATTATAGATCAAAGTGATTTGGTTGACACAACGTCAATAGCCGCTTTGCTTAAAGCTAAGAATTATGCGCGTACTTTTTCAATATATCATAATGCGCTTAAAGAAAATGAATTTCTCGAGTGCGCATGGGCGGGTAAGATGTTGCCGACTGATCCGGGAAGTGCAACATGGGCGCTAAAAAATATGAATGCTGTAACTGCAGATGCTTTAACATCAAATCAATCTAAAAATGCACGTGATAAATTTTGTAATACTTATGAACTTATCGCACAAATTGGCGTGACAAGAGATGGCAAAGTTGCTGACAACGAATATATTGACATCATCCGCGGAGTGGATTGGCTGGTTAATACAATTCAATTAGCAATGTACAGTATGTTGCTTAATTCGCCTAAAATTCCATATACACAAAACGGGTTAGCGATTGTTGAAAGCATTTTAAGAACATCTTTAAATCAAGGAATAAGAGTAGGATTTTTAGCAAGTGATCCAGCACCATATATAACAATACCAAAAATCCAGGACATACCTGTTGAGGATAAACAAAACAGGATTTTAAATAATGTTGAATTTCAGGCAACACCTGCAGGAGCAATACAGCAACTTGTAATTACTGGCCGCTTGAGTTATCAAATTTAATAGGAGACAAAAAAAATGGCAGATACATATCACGGTTTTAGTTGGGATCAACTATCATTAATTGTTGGCGTAATACCAATACACGGCTATTCTGATGGAAATGTAATTAGCATTGTTTATGATAACGAAATGTTTACAGGAAAGAATGGCGTTGATGGTGAATTTTCACGCGTTGGAAATCGGCAATTGGCGGCAACTATATCGATAACATTACTACAAGGAACATCAGCAAATGATGCTTTATCAACATTATTATTAGCTGATTTAGCAACAAATATACCTTTTCCAGTTTTCTTAAAAGATAATTCCGGAAGGACGATAGGCGAATGCCCAGAATGTTATGTTAAGAAATTTCCAGATATGGGCTTAGGTAGAGATGTTCAGGATAGGTCTTGGGAAATTCAGGCATCGGCATGGGTTGAATTTGTAGGCGGCAACTAATGCTAAATAAAACTACAATAGAAATAAATGGAAAAAAATGCACAATAATGCAGTTTCCATTTGCTGAAGCCATTAGAATTACGTGCAAATTAGTTCCATTCATTAACCTGTTTAAAGTCTTTTTAGCTACACCAGCAGTACCCAAAGCATCACCACAAGCACCAGCAGAAGCACCAAAAGCAGCAAGCAAAATTAAAAGTATTGTTGATATTTTTAATTCGGACATTAGTGCAGATGAACTTGATAAAATCTTTACTGAATTATGCAAATTAGTTGCAGATGATGAGTCTATTGTGGTGCTCATGAAAAAGATATTGGGTTATGCAATTGTTGACGATAAATTCTTAAATGAAGAGCAGGTCATTGATTCAGTCTTCCAAGGTGATTTTTTTGGTATTTTTAAATTAGCATTTGAAATAATCAAATTCAATGCTGCTAGTGCAAATTTTTTTTCACAGGCGAAAAATACTACACAGGTATTAGCCAGCGAGAAAGCAGCAAAACCAAAAAATATTTAGATCGGCTGCATTCTGACATAAAAGATGAGGCCATAATTTGGTTTTTAGTTATAAAGAAAATCGCGACGTTAACAGAACTAGAAACTACATGGTCGCTTGATGATGGTATGCGTGCTCTTGCTTTTCATGAGATGCAGCAGGACATGGAAATAGAGGCAACAAATGATAGTACGCGATTTAGTAAATAAAATAGGTTTTAAAGTCAATGATACTCAGCTCAAACGGGCTGATGCTTCTGTTGCAAACTTCAAAAAACATTTATTACTTCTAACTGCTGCGGCAACAGCTGCGACAGTGGCTCTATATGCATTAGTCAAAACTACAGCAAGCTATGGTGATATGCTCGATAAAACAGCAGAAGCCTTAGGTTTTACTGTCGAACAATATCAATTATTAGGCGGTGCTGCTGAATTATCAGGCATTTCAATGGATATGTTCACCAAATCGATGAAAAAGTTTAACAATGCTATTGGTCAGGCCGCTATGGGTGGCCAAGGTGGATTAAAAGTTTTTAATGAACTTGGGATAGGCATAAGAAAGCAAAACGGCCAAATAAAAACAAACTTGGAATTATTGTTAGAGGTTGCCGAACGCTATAAACAAATAAAATCACCACAAGAAAGACTAGCAATAGCGCAAGAGCTTTTTAGCAAAGGTGGAATGCGCATGGTTAATATGTTCAAAAATGGTTCGGCAGGACTGAAAGAATTAATGAAGCAATTTGGCGATTATACTATTTTGCTGGATAAAGACGCTGTTGAAGCTTCTGTGCGATTTACTGATCAATTATTTTTATTGAAGGCATCTATTTTAGGTGTAAAAAGAGCTATTGGTATTGCATTACTGCCACAAATTAACGCCATGGTAAAAAGCTGGCTCGAATGGTTTAAGGCTAATAAACAACTTGCAGTTGACAATATAAATGCCGCTGTTCAGGGATTGGTTATTTTGGTCGTTGCATTAGGGAAAGCATTAGTTTTTATTGGTAAGGTTGCAAAGGATATGACTAAGATTTTTGGCGGATTTGCAAACACCTTGAAAATTGTTGAAGGATTTTTTATATTTTTTATAAGCACGAAATTATTACGCGGAATGGTTGGCATAGTAAAAGCAGTAGGCATGATGGCTATAGCATTTAAAGGTTTGGCAACGGCTGCAGGATTAGCCGATCTTGCTATGGGTGCGCTTCCTGCATTAATTATAGCAATACTTGCAGCAATAGCATTGTTAACAAATGATCTCGCAAATTTTATGGAGGGAAAAGACAGCTTAATTGGACGTTTTTTAGAGGCATTTACTGCGGCCATGGCGAAGGTTAAAGAATCATTAATGCATCCTTTGCGCGCGCACGTAGAGACTACACAAAAAAGTATGGTAGGGCGTACATTTTTTGGTCTACCAACAATTGAAGCTTTTGATTTAGGCATACCAGCAATGATGCCTGCAAAAACATCGCATGAAATAAATGCCAATACAACGGTCAATATGACGGTTCCAGCAGGAACTACAGAAGCTCAGTCATCATTTTTAAAGAAAGCTGCAAGAGATACTTTTGACGAA